ACAGCACAACGCAAAGCGGAAGGTGTGGCCATACGTCCTCGTGGCGTCCGTCGTGGCGCCGGTAGTTACCGTGCTGGCGCTGGGCGCGGTAGGCTCATCGCAGCCGACGTCCGTGGTGGCCGCGCCAGTCGGCACTGTGCCGACACAATCGGCGCCGATCGCCCCTCCGTCGTCGGCTCCGCCCACGCGGGTGATCCACGGCATCATGGACGGCAATGATTACGAGGTGGGGGTCGACGTTCCCGCAGGCAAGTATCACACCGATGGTGCTGATGGTGTTATGTGCTATGCGACTATCACCGACTCGGCGGGCAACATCGTCAAGTGGATCAACGTGGACGGTCCGAGCAACATAGACCTCAAGAACGGCCAGAAGTTCTCGACGCACGGTGGCGTCGTCTGGGAATACCTGGGCGGCCAGAAGTAATACCGACAGCAGTCTGCCGGTCTGCCAAACGAGTTCGCTCGAATGGGAGGCCGGCATGTCTGTATATTGGTGGGTCTGGGCGTGTATTTGGGCGGTCGCGGTCGTCCTAATAGGGATAGTGCTCGGACACTATCTCAAGTGGCGTCAGGGTCCGGAATGCGAGTGCGGCCATGCAGTCGACGCCCATCAGCACTATCGTGCTGGGACCGACTGTAGCGACTGCGAATGCGTGCAGTTCCGACGTGGGTAGGCACGCGGCCGAGACACGAGGTCACATCAAGGGATTCTTCATCCTGCTCGGCTCACTGATCGGGATGTTCTTTGCGCTCTTGGTCGGCGGCGTGATCGCGCTGGCTGGATTGGCCGGGGGGATCCTCGGAATGATGATGGTCGGGGTATTCCTCGTTTCCGTGATGATATTCTTCTGGGAGCTTGTGCTCCGGGCGGACGATCTCTACGTGGATGCGCCCTCCCGAAATAAGGCCGATGCACACAGCCGCGATCGTAAGGCAGACATAGCTAGCAACCGCATCACCGATTATGACTGGATTGGTGAGCAGGCACATCGCGACGAGCGCTATTACGGACAGGCAAACTACGTAGAGGCCTCGCATGATACCACACCATTGCAAACAGTGTCAGGCAGACGACTGTCGCGGCCCCGAAGCACACCAGCAATTTAACCGCTTCGGTCGGGAGAAGGATAATCGCGGTGCGTGGCGTATCACACTCGCGAGGCAGACCCCTCCCACCCTCTAGTACGCATCGATCAACGTAGGTTGTATACATCGCAGGCAATGACGGTACCAGGCCCGTCGCGGAACCCCTCGACCGTGACCATCCGCGCTCCGGCCGGGAGGGGGAATGGGATCTGGGCGTTGTTCTTCACCCCGGCTGGCTTGCCGGGTGCGCCTAGCAGGTTCCACGTCTTACCCTTGCCGTCGTTAGCCGCGATGTACACCTGGCAGCCACCCCACGCGGACGAGAAGCAGGCCCACGCCTCCTTGGCGATGTTGGACCCACCACCAGCCTCGCAGGTGCGCTGACCGTGGAAATCGTACCGGTACTTGGCTGGAACAGCGGGCGTCGGGGGGACGGGCGGGTCGGCTTCGGGGTCACCGGGGTTGGCGGGCTTGCCGGGGTCAGTCGTAACGGTGTCGAAGAAGATCAACATCTGGTTCTCCTCGTCATCTGGGAAGTCGAGTGGTGCTGCGGGCATGGGGGGAGCGACTGAACCGCCACCCTGGGAGACGGCGGTCCTGAATGCGTTCATGTCGAAGTTCGGGTCGATCTTACGCCCGGGTGGGTTGCAGATCTCTTTGTGGCCGACTACGCGGTTGACTGGCAGCCGGTAGTAGGTCTGCAACGCGGCGCAGAGTTTGGCGTAGGCGTTGTACTGGTTAGTCGGCCAGGGGTCGACGCCTGTCGCTTCGGCCTCGATGCCGATGGCGCTGTTGTTGTCCTGCCAACTTTGTAGCGTGTCTCCCGCGTGGTAGGCTATTCCAGCCGCCACTAGGTAGACCTCGCCCGACCGAGATAGGTACAGGTTGCACAACGGACCAGGCAGGTCGCTGCGCCCGTAAACGCAGGTGTTGAGACTGGGGGTGTCGCCGGTCTTCGGTCCGGCCGTGTGATGGCAAGCTACTCCTTCCACCGGCCCGGGGGTTCCGTGGCCGTAGCCCTTCCAGTTATTGTAGCCGATCTTGACGACCAGGCCGGAACCTTCCAGCGCTCGGTCAAGATCCGTCCACATGGGCATCGGTGTCTCCCTCCTCGATATGCTCGATCCGGTCTTCCACGTTATCGACTTTGGCTAGGGTCAGCAGACCCACCACGGTTGGGGCGACCATGGCGGTGAGTAGGCCGATCAACTGGAGTGGATCCTTGCCGAGCGCTAGCAAAATGGTCACCGCAGCCACGGCGAATAACACCAGCGCTATCGCACCGACAATCAGCGTAGACCGGTGCATTATTCTCGCCTCCTTACTCTTCATCCTCGTCGCGCTTCTGTCGGTGGGTTGAGAAGAACGCTTGTGAACCCAGCGTAGCTAGCACGCCAAACGCGGATGACCCGATGGCCAAGATGGCTTGCCGGTCTTCCGGGTTGCTGGCCAGGTGGGGAAACCCCAATATCAGGACCGTCAGCATGACGATCGCGGTTAGGGCAACTGTGTAGACAACCTGGCCGGTGCGCATTACTCCTCCGGTGGCTCCTCTGGCGCGAGCAAGTAATCGATATCTGTCGGGCGGCCGAGTGGATCACTGGTCTTCCACATCGGGCCCTGCTGTTCCGGGGCGATCGTGTACAGGCCGTACATGGTTAGCGAGATCCACGTGCCGGAGGGCATCGGTGGTTGTGTCCCTAGCCGGTCACTAGTCAGTACCAGTTGACCGTCCTCAACGGTGCCGGTAAAGGTGCCATTATTCCATTCTGGATGTGCTGTATTCAGCCACTCGATCACGTCGGCTTCATTACTGCCGTCCCACTCGACCCACGGTCCCTGACTGCCTACCGGCTGTCCCGAGTAGAACTCCTCTACCGCCATGCTGATATCCTCTCAGGGCCGTAGCCAGACAAGCCGGATGTGGTTAGTCTGGCCCAACGGATCAGAGTTCTTGGCTCCTGTTGAGTTGTGCCAGCCGTAGACGTTGAACGCGGTTCCGGTGCCGAACCGCCGAGTACACGAAATACTCCACTCCATGCTGGGCCCGAGCGGCCCAGGGTTGGCCGTGTTGCCCAAGGTGGCCTGGGTGGTGAAGGAACCGCAAAGTCGGAACGCTGCGGTACCGTCCAGGCCCAGCCAGATTCCTCCCGAGTAGCCGTCCGTCAGACCGGTGATTCGGTATCCGGCATCAATAGTCCACACGCCGTCGCGCAAGATTGTAAACTTGGCATCTCCGGTCGCGCCCCCGGTCGCGGTGCCTTTGGTGACAATCGAGGTTGCCGAGCCCACCACTGGGAAAGCCAGCGGCCGGTCTCCGTTCGCAGCGATGGATTGGATGGTGCTAGCGTAATACTCGGCTTCGTTTACCGCCCACAGGTTACGGGCGATGTAGGAGTTGACCACCGATGTAGCGTTGGCTAGCAGGTTGAGTGTGGCCAGTAGCAGCGTGCCTGCTGGTTGGGCCGGGGCGACCGGTGAGGCGGCCGGGGTGCCCGCCAGACAGTAGATCTTAGGGCCGTAGATCGAACCGGAGTAGTCGGCGTCGTCAACCGCCATCAGGATTAAGTCGATTCGGGGCAGCGTGGACACCGGAGTCACAGTGACGTTCAGCGTCGCGTCGTTCATTACCGCGTAGCCGCCACCATCGGATGCTGGAGTGGGCACGATAGCTCGGCCGGGGGACACTGCTACTGTCATGTTGGGGGTGGCCTGCGCCGAAGTCAGCAGTCCGGTTACGATCCTGCCTACCCCAGACAGCGGGTCGGCCGCGACGTCGAGCAGCATCCCTGCCAGCATCCGGTCATCGAGCGCGTTGTAGGCGCCGGTCTGCAGGTAGAGAGCCTTTAGCGTCATAATCTTCCCCTATCCGGCAATCTGCTGACGGCAGATCCAGTCGTCGACTGTGTAGTTCCACGGAATCGTCGTACCCGACCCGTCCGACGGCGGAGAGCCAGTCACCTTGAGATAGACGCCCAAGTCCACGGCGACGTCAGAGAACGCGGCTGCCGTGGTTCCGGCTATCGGGGTGGTGGCGTTCGCACCCAGGTTCACCGTGGAGACGTCCACGTCGGTCACCGTGCCACCCGCGTTGCGCCACCAGACGCCGAGTTTGGCTACGGCCGGAACAGTGGACTTGGCCACAACCTGCGCGTTCCACTTCACGTTGTTGCCCGATACGCCCATCCCGAGCGAGCGCACCTCCGACGACAGGCCGGTGATCGAAATGCTGGTGGTCTTCCAGTACGTGGCGCGTAACCGGGCATCGTAGGGTCGAGCGTACCCGTAGTACGTGTTGTTCACAGTCGGCCCAGGCCCGAGCATGATCCCCCGGAACGTACCATCCCGGATTCGGTCGGCGATTCCAGCTACGGCGATCAGCGACGCCGAACCCATGAGGTAGCGGCCGGGCCAGGAGTAGCGGATCAAGTCAGGGAAGTTGCCCGTGACTGGGCCCACTGCGCCGAGTGCAGGAGGTACGGCTACAGTGTGCGCACCCATCACCGCCGTGCCGCCCTCGGTCCAGAACCAGTGCTCCCAGAAGATTAGCAGGTCAAAGAATTCCCAGTCACCAGCGATGGTACCGACCGCGTCAGCGAATCCAGCTGGGTCGTACCACAGGTAGGATCGGGTGTTGCCATCGACCGCGTCGAATTGGCCCTGCCAGGCGTGTTCGTAGCCG